AACAGGATTCTTAGAATGTAATGGCGCAGCAGTTTCAAGATCAACTTACTCTGCATTATTTGCAATCATAGGTACGACTTACGGAGCTGGAGATGGTGCATCTACTTTTAATGTACCTGACTTACAAGATAACGTACCACTTGGAAAATCCGGAACTAAAGCTTTGGCATCAACTGGAGGAGCTAACACTGTGGCATCAACTGGAAACGTTGGTGGATCAACAGCGAATGCAACTTTATCAGAATCACAACTTGCATCTCACAATCATGGAATTAAAGTAAATAATGCTACATCAAATACTCCATCATTACGTTATTCAGTAGAGGGTAATGGATCAAATAGAGGTGATATGGCTAACAATGCCGGTTCAGGTACAGGTCACCAACATAATATGAGTGCTACTTTTAGTGGTGATTCAACATCAGTTTTACAACCTTATTTAACAATTATTTATATAATTAAGACGTAGGAGAAATTATGGCAACAAACGCAGATTGGACAGTAGTATTTGAAGATAAAATGATTATTAAACAGTATGGTGATGATGCTGCATCATATAAAATAGAAGGTGAAGATAGTTTTTGGAATGATTCTAAATGGTCAAACATTTGGGCTATTCAATATAAATCCGATGAACATAGTTACAATGATACAGTAGAGTACAGAGATAACACTCCTCATGCTACTTGGACAGATGCCAATTTAGGAAGTTTTGAAGATCAATTTATTTCAAAATGGGAAGCTGCTCATTTAGCTCAATTACAATTAGAATGGGATAGAGACAACGTTGATGGCGAAACTGAAGCAGAAAAGATTGCTAGAATAGGTGCAAGACCTACTTCTTATTCGGTATCTTCTTAATTTAAATTTATTCATCATTGCAACCAAGCAACCACACTAAATCTCGTGCCTTTAGTAATAGGTTCAATTTTATGTGGATACATAAAATTACTAGGAAAAAATATTATTGATCCTTTTGATAATTTAAATCTTTTAATTTCTTTTTCCTTTTGATCTGTAAAAATTAAGTCTCCACCTTTATAATTATTATTTAAATTTATGATAATACTTAAATGTCTTGCAGTTGTTGTATCATGATCTGTATGAACTTCATATTTACATCCAGGTGTGTATTTTAATAAATCAATTTGATTTATTTTACTGCTAGCCATTTTAGGAAATTTAGCTTTATAGAAAGCATAGACTTTTTCAATTTCTTTTTTAATATAATTCCAATAAAAATCATCAATAGTTACTTCACAATTTAAGTGATAACCTTTTACATTTCTAATATTTTTATTAACAGTGCCTAATTCAATTCTTAAATTATTTTTACATTTTAATTTTGAGAAACTAATTATTTCATCAATAAATTCTTCTTTTATTATATTTTTTATCTCTACTATAGTTTCTAAATGATCCATTTATGAAAGTAACATCCAAGAAGTTAAAATATATTTTTCACCTGATAGAGGTGGGTTGCCTCTATGCACATAAGGAAAAGCTGCTGGCCAGATAGCTATTCTTCCTTTTTTCGGTTTCACTCTAACTGACTGATTTAAAAATTCTGTTTCTCCACCTTCCTTTACATCATTTAAATATATAGAAAAAACAAAAGCTCTTGTGGCTTCGTCAAATCCTTTAGCGTGTTCTACATGCCAAAGATGATAACCTTCAGTTGGTAAAGTTTTTTGTATCTTTAAATTTGTATATTTAAAATCATCAAATTTCATACCGTAACAAGTTGCGGCACCGGTGTTTGTAAGATAATGTCTCCAAGTAACATCATAATTAAATATAAGTGGCTTAAATTCTTCCCACCACACATCGATGTTATCTTGTTGAGCAAAAAATTGACTGTCTTGTTTTTTTAATAAAGGTATTTTTTCTGATGTTAATCTATTAAATGTTTTATTAAATTTATTTTGATCTTCGTAAAATTTAACTAGTTTATCACATAGTTCAGGGGTAATACAGTTATCATATATACCTATAAAATTATTTAAAGAAAAATTTTTTTCATTCATAATATTATTTTTTTATCTCTATTATTTTAATATTACCAGCAATAGTCATATTACTAGAATTTGGTTTTACCCAATGTTGTAAATAAGATGGAAAAATTATTATATCTCCTTCTTTATAATTTGTTTCATAATCGTGATCAAAAATTTTATTTGCTTTACTTTCTAGTAAGTTTTTAACAGGTGAATCAAATACTGTATATGATTTATCTGTTTTATAGTAAATAATAAATGAAAAATCAGTTGGATGAACATGGCTCCCTTGATAATCATTTTTACCGTATTTGTTAATCCATATATCACTCAAGTTAAATACAAAATTTTTACAATAAGGCTTCATCAGGTAACTTAATATTTCTGTTATTTGTATATTTAAATAATTCATTGTGCGTTTATCAAACAAGGTATTGCCTTTTAAAGTAGTTTTAATTTTTGATTCGAAAGTTTTTTTAAATTTTTGACCCTCAATCTTAAATTCTGATAAATTTAAATTTTTAACAGCAATTAAATTTGGAAAAATGTTGTCGACTCTTACTTCGTTCATGATTTTTTATATATTTTATTTCCAATTACTAAAACATCAATATCAGAATTATTGAAAAAATCTTTTGCTTCTTTAATTTTTGACATAATTGGTTTACCATTTATATTAAAACTGGTGTTAAGTAATAAAGGACAATTAGTTTTTTTGTAAAATTCATTTATCAAACTATAATAATATTTATTATCGTCGCTAACACTTTGAAATCTACATGTTCCATCAACATGTGTTATACATCTTAAATTATTTTTTGTAGTTTTTCCAACATACAACATATAAGGATTATTTATTTCTGTATCGAAATATTCTTTTACATGTTCTTTTAATATGGATGCGCCAAAAGGTCTATATGATTCTCTTTTTTTAATTTTATTTATAACCTTCTTACCATCTTCTATAAGAGGGTTAAGTAATAAAGATCTATTTCCAAGAGCTCGTGGTCCTATCTCACCATTACTTTGATACCAAGCTACTATTTTTTTATTTTTTAAATGTTCAGCTGTTTCTAAAATAGTTTCCTTGTTTGGGTTTTCTTTTGGAGATTCATCAGATTGTACAAAAGGAAAATTATTTAATTTAAATTTAGGTAAGTTGTTTTTTATACGTAAATATTCTAAAGCACCTAACGATAAACCTTCATCATTACAATGAGGAGGTATAATTAAATTTTTAAATTTATTTTTAAGAGCAGTGTTCCAAATTACATTTTGTGCAACACCACCAGAATAAGATATATTTGCATTATAGTTTTTGTTAGTAATGTCTTCAAAAAAGTTAACTAAAATATCAGACACTTTATCATGAACAGTTCTAATCCAATCAAGTGGTTGTGTTTGAGCAATTTGATTATTTTTATTAAACAATTTATTTATAGAGTATGTATCAAAATTTAATGTATTTTTAAATTTTTCTATAATTCTTCCATAAGACTGAAGACCCATTAATTTTCCAGAAGATCCATAATCATCTTTTATGTTTAACCATTTTGCTGTTTGACTCATGCTTAAACCTAATGAACCATTAATATTTGTATAACCTCTTTTAAAAATTTTATCTTTTTTTATTACAGTCCAAGCATTGTTAGCATCTCCAAATCCATCTATAACTATTTCATATTCAGGCCTTTGTTTGTAAAGAGGCCAACAACTTAAAGAATGTGCTAAGTGATGATTTACTCTCCATATTTTATTTCTAACAGGTATATGTTTGTACTCTACAGCAGGGTAAAATTCCTCATTGTCCATAGGAAGTTTATTTCTCCACGGATCTAATACGATAGATACTTCATCTACATCTCTTTCATCCACACCAAATACTTTTTTAATTTCTTTTTTCCATTCCCATAAATTATCATAAGCATGATATTTAGTATTATATAATCTTTCAGATTTTAAATAATATACATTCTCTCCATCAAAATATGAGATATTACTATCGTGTTCACATAGTCTTAAACCAATTAATTTTCTAGCTTTCATTATATGTATAAGTATTATATAACACTTTATATGCTGCAAAAATTAAATTTCAAGCCCGGTTTTAATAAGCAAGACACAGAATCAGGGGCCGAAGGCCAATGGACAGATGGTGATTTTGTTAGATTTAGATATGGATTACCTGAAAAAATAGGTGGTTGGTTACAATTAACAGCTGGTGGTAAAAGCTTACCTGGCGCTGGCAGAGCACAAGTTTCATTTTCCAGTTTTGCAGGTGAAAAATATTCAGCTATTGGAACATCACAAGGTTTATTTTTATATTATGGTAATGACTTTTATGACATTACACCTTTAGATACAGCGATCACTGGAGGAACATTAACAACT